ATTATGAGTACAGACATTATTTAAGAGATGCTTCACCAAGTCAAAGAATAGAGGTACATAAAAAATGGCTTGATGCTGATTTAGGTTTAGATGGAGTTACAAAAAAGCATTGGGATATTGTTGGCGAGGTTCTGAAAAAAGATGTTCGTAGTGACAAAGGCATAGAGGTGTTCGCATGAATATTACTGACTTACTAGTTAAATTAATCAACGTAGCAGATTACACATGGAACGATAAGGAGATGGTGTGTGTCTCTCTATGGGGTGATGATGATAGAGTTGAGAGTGAGCGTTCAATATTACAACAGAATGGCTTAAAACTAAGTGAAGTGAGCCAGCTTAAAACTCTTGGAATTATGAGTCACATGGTTCTTGATGATGGTTGCGTAATTCTTAACTTACATTACGATAAAGTTTTATCTAATACTAATTACTCTGAAGAGTTCTTATTAAATTTAGGTTGACTTTATATATCATTTCTGATATACTCACTTCGTGATTGATTGAATCACATAACAAATAAGGAGGCAATATGCCACAAGTAGATAATCCAAAAAAAGCTAAACTTGCACAGTTAGCATTTGGTCAAGGTAAGAAGTTTACCAAGAGTGTTTTAGTAGGTTCTCGTGAGGTTCGTAGAAAACTAGCTAGACAAGCTAAAAAAGCTGGAGGTAAATAATGGAGACTGCAAAAGAATTACTCGCTGGTGACGAATGGCAGTCACAGCATGAAGCTAATTTTGATAATGCTCGTGACGAATGTATGACTGAAGCTGACAACATTGTCATGGAAGTTGAGCATATGGTACACGACATAGACCAAACACTTGATGTACAAAATACTTTAATCTTAGCTCAAGCTATTAACAGAATTATTGAACTAAGATACTACACTTACATAGACCAATTTAATAGTGTAGCTTACGATTATGATTTTACTGCTGACATTAAGATGGTGTTACAGGAACGTTTATCTTTTGAGCTGGAGGTCAGATAATGAGCATATCAGATTTTTATTATGATGAGATTAACTCTGAAGAAAATTTACAGGAGTTAGATAATCAAGAACATCCAGCTTATGATGAGTACAAAGAAGAGCGTGCTGGATTTGATAAATTTACTAATAAGGAGAGTGAATCGTGAGTACCCAAAAAGAACAAGTCTTAGCTTTTGTTAGAACTAATGGAACTATAACACATAGACAAGCTGATGAAACTTATAGCATCACAAGATTAGCGGCGGTTATATTTGATTTAAAAGATGATGGTCATATGTTTGTTGAGCCAACTAAAATTGTAAAAGGTAAAAACAAATTTGGTACACCATGCACTTGGGCAGAGTATCAATATCTAGGTATGAAGAATAAGGAGAATAGATAATGGCGAATGTAAAGACAACTAAGGTACAAGGTGGAGCAGATTATGCCATGGTGGTTAATCGTGTTCACAAGTTTAAAGAAATGTATGAGAACGGGCAAATTTTAACTGAGATGGTTAAAGATGCAGATGGTGTTGTGATTTTTAAAGCACACGCTGTTGTTGATGGTGTAATTAGAGGTACTGGTCATGCTAGAGAAGTAGAGGGTGCTAACAATATAAATAAAACCTCCCATGTTGAATGTGCAGAGACATCCGCAATTGGGCGCTGTCTTGCTTTTGGTATCGGTCTAATGCCTAGCGGTGAAATTGCCAGCTATGAGGAGGTACAGAATGCACAGTTGCAACAATCACACATTGCTATACATGAGCTGACTATGAAATCAGCAGTTGCTTACATTTCTACAGCTTTATCAATGGCTATTGAGCAAGAAGATGAAGAAGGTATACTAGAAGTTCTTACTAATTTTAAAGGCAATGTACCATTGAAGACTGCTGTATGGAAAGAGCTACGGTCAGACGAATCTTCATACATGACAGAACGTGGTGTTAGATTAGCTCAGGAGGCTAAAGATAAGAAAGAAGCAAAGCATCAACGTAATGTAGAAGCGGCAACTAATTTTGCTAAAAAGAACTCAGAGGTGTAGCACCTACGCTGAAGTCGGGGTATCCTAGCCTCGTAAGTTAAAGACAAACGCTACCGATTGGTTACCGTTAAGTAACCACCTAATTTAATTTAAGGAGATGTAATGGTAAATAAAGTAATACTCGTTGGAAATCTTACTAAAGACGTAGAGTATAAACATGCTAAGACAACAATAGCTTTGCTTAATTTAGCAACTAATGAGTCTTGGACAGATAAACAGACTGGCGAGAAAAAGTCTAAGGCTGAGTTTCATCGAGTCGTAGTCTTTGATAAATTAGCAGATATTTGTCAGAAGCTTCAAATACGTAAAGGTTCTAAAATGTACATTGAAGGACAGCTTACTCACAGAAGTTATGAAGACAATACTGGTCAAAAAAAATATGTAACTGAGGTTAAACTTTCCGGATTTAACTCTGCGTTACAATTGTTAGACAGTAAAGGTGAGCCTAAGGGTGAACCTGAATTTGGCGGATATGACGAACCTACGCCCTCTCAACAACCAATAGCACCTGTAGCAAGTGATGGATTTGAAGATGACATTCCGTTCTAGCATACTTACAATACTTTACGTTTTGCCTTTAGCTGTGGCAATAATCTCGTCCGGCTGTAGTGCATTTACAAACAGATTAGCTGAGGAAGACCCTTTGCTCTTACCACCTAATGTTATTGATGACCCCGGTCAAATAATTTGTAGAAGCGAAACCCCTAAAATGTGTGCAGGGTTTTTAACTGATAAACCAATAGATTTAGATTAAGGAGAAACTATGTTAAATTGGAAACCTAGAAATAAATATAAGCCATATCTTTCAAGAAGTTTAAACATTGAATACTTGAATGAAAATTTTACAAAAGAGTCGTTAGAAAAAGCTTGTCGTAAGTTTGGTCATGAGATTGACCGCAGAAAAAAAATGAGTACGATTATTGAGGAGATTTATGACCTTCTTGTTTGAAATTACAGTTCCTCTTTTAGCTTTGATTGGTACAGGATTGGTGTCAGCCGGTCTTGTACTTTTGTTAATGGATTTAGGTATGCCTAAATTAACCAAAGAAAAAGACGATGAAAAATAAACATTATGCTGATATGAACAGTAAATACTCTGATGACGAACTTATGGCATTTGCCGACAAAGAAACCTCGGCTGAGAGGTCTATGGATATATTAGGTGATTTACTTAAAGGCAACGAAGAGTCAAAAATATTAGCAAGACGAGTTGCTGTTTTTATTGATACTCGCAATGCATTAGTTAACAATATAATTAAGGAGAATAAATGAAAGATTTAATCAATGCCGCTAAGGTTATAAAACATATGTGTATTTGGGTAATTACTGGGTCAGCATTATATATAGCTATGTGGTTTGCCCAATACGAAAGGTACATCCTATAATTATGAGCGACAGTTCTGTTGTACGAGCTAAAATTATGAGTGAGAATTTTGATGTACGAGTTTTTTAGGCATGGGAAAATTACGGACAAAGAGCTATATACTTGATGATGGTCAGACAGTAACAGTCAGGCAAGTAGCACGTAAATTAAAGGTAACCGAATCAGCCGCTAGAAATCGTTTAAATAGACATACTGAGCCTGATAAAGTTTTTGCACCTTATACACCAAGCAAAGGTGGAAAACCTAGAGGCTCACAAAAAAAACGCATTGAATTAGCTAAGGATAAAGAAAGAGAATTAATGAAACATGCTTTAAGAAATATTTAATTAAACAACACCTTTAAGTTTTCTTCTTATTGGTTTATCCCAGTTTTCAGTAAATGGTCGATAACCTATAGCTAAGTATCTCATTGCATCTGCACCATGTGAACTCCAATCGTGTCTTGGTCTCATCCTCCATGTCTTGCCATTGTCATCCCAGTCTCTACTATAAGCAAGTAATGAATCAATTAATTTTTCACAGTTTTCATCATCAAAAAAACATTTGTCTAACATTGTTCTAACTTGTTGTATGCCATCGTCAATTAATAATGATGGTGCTATCTCTATGTTATGTATGCCTAAATCTTCTAACATTTCAATACGTGATTTACCTGAGCCTAACTCTCTTACTCTGACATCGTGTGGTAATACGTGTTGGTCATAGACATAGCCTTTATCTTGTAACACTCTAACATAATGCTCTAGTCCTACACCACTAGCCTCATAGTAATCAATAATGTGTATTTCAGCGCCTACAAACTGTGCAAATACAATAGACGTACTGTCTCCTATTCCTAAATCCCAGCTTGTAATTACACCTTTGGCTCTGTCATATCTGACCTTTGTAATTCTGTCTTCATCTTTAGCTCTGCGTAATTCAGAAGAATAATATGCACCTTCACTAAATATAAGATACCCACCTTCCCATATATGTTCGTATGACTCAGGTCTTTTATTTTTATCTTCTAATCTTTGGTCATCAAGAACTGTAGGAAACCAAGGGTTATCCTGCCAATTCATTTGTACTATTTTTGAATCACTTGGAAACTTTTCTCTAAATCTTTCATGTGTAGCTGAATATTTAGACTCAGGATTCCACGTCACCCATATCTCTGA